GTTACAGCAGTCGCTTTACTTTGCGGTATGCTAGACATGAAAGGAGTGTCTGTAGGCGATATGTTATAGATAATATCTGAAAGATCTTCTCTAAGTCCAATCGCATCGTACTTTGTAAATGTGCCTGATACTATAGCCATTTTTTTTCCTTTTATTTTTTGTTAGTTATAATGTCATAAAAGATACTTGCGGCATCTTTGACATTGCCTGTCTTTTTGAGACGACCTAACTTTTCCTTACGTCTTTGGAAGTTCATATCATTGCTGTCTTTTTTCACACCTGAAGATAAAAACTTACCTGGCTTAGATGCTTGCGCAGCTGAAACAGGTTTGACATTCTTAACGTTACGATACTTTAAAGCATCATTAACTAACATAACAATTCTATGGTCATAGATTTGTCCAATCTCAGCATCTTTAAATCCATAAGAATTTAAAAAATTTCTTAAATTGTTTTTAGTTGTACTAGCTTTTTGAGCATCATTAAATTCTGGCATTTTTTCTGCCAAGATTCTTTGCTGCTCTTGTACATAACTGCTTAGTTGTCTTTGTTGTTCTTGTTGTAGCTTATTAGCAGCTTCCATCATCTTCTCTTTTTTAAGGCGAATTTGACGTTCTACTTTTGTAGCTTCAACAGGATCTTCTTCATACAATTTATTCAGATCAACATTGTTGATTTCTGAATTTAATTGCTGTTGTGTAAAAGCAAGTATTTGATTTAATTCCGTAATACGTTTGGAATAGTCTTGCCTTTGTTGCTCCGTTTCAGACTGGAATTGCTTTTTTTCAAAAGATAATTCTTCTGTCTTTCTACGGTAGTCAGCATCTCTGGAATAACCTTTTTTTAATTCATCTAAGGTAACCTTTAATTCTTGACCTGCTACTTTTACAGTAAAGGTGGAATCAGGTTCTTTCTGAATATCTTCTGTTTGTTCTTGAGATACGTCAGTTTCAGAAACATCACTAGTCTCTTGTTCTGTTTCTGTTTGCGTTTCATCTGTAACCTCAGGTTGATCTGATTCAGATTCCTGGTTTATTGGTTCTTCAGAAACGACTTGTTCTTGTTTTTGAACTGGAGCTTCTTGCTCAAATTCATTTCTAGCTTCTGGTTTTACAACCTCAGCTTTTTTTTCGTTAATCTTTCCAGTTTGCGGATTAAGCAATCCTGTAATTGATTTCGCAGCTATCTGCAAATCAGACGCAGCTCCCTTAACAGGGTTGGCTTTTAACTCTGACATATTGTCTCCTTTTAGTTGAAGTTCCGCTATAAAGCGGTTGACCTATCCTAATTTTTATTATTAGAATTCTTTTTTTTCTATGGATGCTCTGAAATCTTCTAATTGTTTTTTAGCAAGTTTTCCAGTTTCCATAATCTCAATAAAATGATGTTCAACTTTTTGAACTATCTGAAATGCTAGCCATAATTTTTCTCTAGCATCTTGTTCATTAACACCTGTGTTTAATAAACTTTGAGAATATAATTTCTTTAAAGTTTCAATTGCTTCTACAAATATTGGTTCTTGTAAAACCAACTTTGCTTTTTCCGATCTACTAACTTCCGATTGGAGTTTCGCTTGATCCTGTTGTTGCATTTAATTCCTGTACCTGTTGTCCAAATTCTTGTGTTGCTTTTTGAGCTGCTGTTAAATTTTTAGAAGCATTATTTAATCTAGCTTTTGTTAAATTAACTTCTCCTTGTAATTTTGCAACGTCAATCTGTGTATTATACTTTAACTCTAATTCTTTCATTTTTGTTTGAAAGTCAAGCTGCATTTTTGAACTATTTAGTTGTAATTCTTTAAATTGTAATTCTAAGTCAGCTTGTTTTCTCTTGTTTTCACTATCTATTCTAGTGAATTCAATCTTTTCAATAGGCGTTAAAGCAGGTGCTTGCGGCGGTTGAACATACTGCATACCAACATCTGGGTTAACAAAGTAATTCTCTGTGTTTTTAAGACCAGCATTTTCAATCATTTTAGATAACGTATTATAAATATTTTTTAAAGTTACCATTGGATATTCTTTATTACCTTGCAAAGTAAATGCTTGTAATTGTTTTTCAAGAATACTGTTTAAAATAACTAATTGTTGTTCTTTAGAACCAGAACCTAATCCAACTACAATATTAATATTATATTTATCTTTCCATTCAGTTGGTCTTACTGGAATAAATACATTATTTAATTGTACTAATCTTTCTACTTCTTGGTATTTAACTGTTAATTCAAAAATCTTTTCAAATAATTCTTTAACACCAGTCTCTGCAAATATTCTAGCAATCAACTCCATACGCATTTGTGTTTGCGTCATTAGAGTATTAATTCCTGTTGCAGTTTTATTTAAACTATCAGCGTCTAATCCTTGTGCGTATCTTGTAACACCAGTTCTTGTTTCTCTAACTGTGTCTAAGTATTCAAGTAATGGAAATGCTTGAGCAGAAATTGTTTGGTTCTGCATTGGTAACATAACTTGAGAAGGCGGTTGTTTTGTTCTTACAACTCCACCTGGTCTAGCCGTAAGTAAATCATCAAGATTTACCATTCCATCCATAATCGCAATACGATTATTATTTGTTAGATACATATTGTCTAACAACTGTCTTAAAACTGTAGATTTAATTAATTGAATATCTTGTACTAATTCTGAAACTGATCTGCCATAAAATCTGTGTGGCATTGGTATTGGAGTTAATGAACAAAAAGGAATTGAATCAACTTCAACGTTATCTAATATTGCATCAGAAGTATCTCCAACAACTGTAATCTTTCTTAATTCTGCAAGACCATCTCCATCAAAATCTAATCTTACATAACATTCAAAAACGTCAATTGCATCTGTTGAAGAATCTGGAGAAGATGTAAATGGATATTCGTCTATATCAGAATATCTAGTTAATTTTTCAGAGTTAAAAATAATTTCTTGTGAGTGTGGTAATGTAGCTATGATGTCTTTATCATAACCCATTTGAATTAATTCAGTTCTTGTCTTAGTAGTTCTATGCGCTACAAAATTTGAATCTTGTATTGTCTTAGCATTTCTTTGTATTAAAAATTCTTCTGGTGGTACGTTTTCAATTTTAACTCTACCTTCGTCAGAACTTCTTCTTATTCTAAGGTTATGTTTCTTTGGTCTTGGTAAATTTAATACTTGACCTTGTTGAGCTGCTATTGCTTCTAATGCTTTAATTTGTTCGTCTTGAGACTCATCTTCTTCTTCTGAGTGTTCTATAACCTCAACGTTTTCATCATTAATAATAGATTGGTAAGAATCTTCATTTAGATCTTGATATGTTTCATGTTCATATTTTTTGCTTTCATCCCAATAAACTTTGACAATACCATTCTTTTCTAAAAGCGCATCTTTGAACCAACTATATAAAATTGTAAAACCTGGATTATCTTTATTAAAAATATAATTAATATAATTTGTAGCTTGGTCAGCAAGAGCAACATCTTCTGCTTTGACTGGTTCGCAAACAACAGTTCTATCTGATGCTGTAAAAATTCTAAGAAGATTTGGAAGTATAGTTTCAATAGTGTCAGCAACGTCAGTAGATACAACTTGAGAACGACCATCTATTTCAGTACCTAGTTTTTCTCCTAAATAATATTCAACTGATTTTTTTCTTTGTTCAGATAATTGTCCACCCAAATAACCTAGTGATGAATTTATTTCTGTACTGATAATATTCTTTATTTCTGTATCTGTTAATTTTGCCATATTAATTTATTGACTTAAAATATTTAGAAAAGAACTCTGATTTATTTTTATTATTTAAAACTAAATCTCCACCTTTTTCGCCTATAGGTATATCTCTAAAATATAATTCTTTAGGTTCAGGGTATAATCCTTCTTCAATTAATTTTTTTTCTCTCTCACTTAAGAAATCTTTTAGCTCATCTTGAACTTCAATATAAGAGCTTGGGTCTCTGTCTTTAGTTGATTTCATATTAAACAATATAGTTCGTATTTACTTCTATCTTTTTTTTCCAATTTGTCATCTCAATTCCGTAGCCAACTATTCCTGTTCTTAAAGCATCGGCGGCATGGCTTGCAAAATTGTGTATGGGTCTATTCCTAAAACATTGGTTTAAGTCGTCCCATTTTTTCTGATATGACTTTAAACATTCCATACCATAATGGCATTTGTTTTTGTCAAACCAACAGGTAGGTAGAGCTTTTCTTACTGCTTCAATCCCATCTTCTAAAGATAGTTTAGGCGCAACCTCAAATGCTATACCTAATTCTAATGCAGTTTCCAACCTTGATTTACCATAAGCTCCTAATTCTCTAACCTTAATATCATGTGGAGCAATATGTCTTGAATACTTATAACCTTTGTTATCAATAATATTTGCGTAGTGGTCTAATCCTTCGCCAGCGTTTTCGTAAAAATCTATTAATCTTATTTCGCCTTTGTGTCTTTGGGCAAACCAAATAACAGTAGAATCATTCATTCCTAAATCCCACCATGTTTCAACCGGTAGTTCTTTGTCGTATAAATTATCTATAACCCTACCATTCTTTTCGGCATCCTCAATAATAGATCCGTAATAAGAACCTGTTATTGCTGCTTGAAAAGAACACTCAAACTCTTGGTCAAACAAGTCATCTGACATAATTGACTTTGCTGCCTTTAACTCATCATCATCTAGTATCTTTGTTTCAGATGCTTTGTGTAATGATGAATACCAACCTTCTGTCTTTTGGGCGTATTGGTATAATTCAAAAAAATAATTTTTACCTTTTGGCGTTCCAATAAAAACGCACCATCCTTTCCTATCTGCCAAAGATGGTCTTATGATTTCAGGAAATAGGTTTGGGGCAATACTTTGTGTTTCATCTAAAATACAACCGTCTAAAAATATACCTCTTAGAGCTTGGTCATTTTCAGCGCCAAGAATTGTAATCCTTGCACCATTTGGAAAGTCAGCTCTTAATTCTGATTCGTTAAACTTAACTCCTGGAATTTTACCACCAAAGGTTTTGATGTAATCCCAAGCTGTTGCCTTACCTTGTTTAAAAGTTGGAGAGATAAATGCGTACCTAGAATTTGGCTTCTTGGTGTACATCGCATCTCTAATCATGTGATTAATACACATCACAGTCTTACCAGCTCTTCGGTGCAAGACCAATACGGAGAATCGGTGCTTAGAGATTTTATCATGCAAAAATTTTTGCAATTCTCTTGGCTTGTATGGAATCTCAAATACTGGCATTTTTAAATAAAACCCCCCTATCCTTAATGGACAGTCATGGGTTTAGCAACTGGTATCTTATCTAGTTCTAGTTCTTCTGTAATGTGTTGGCTAAAGCACCAAGCATCTTCGTAATCTTCAAATCCATTGAACATAACTATTACTGAATTAGTCATATCGTCAACCATTACTAGAGCTTTGTATTTAGGGTTTTTCATTTGGGTTTTTGTAGTTTGTATGTGTGTACCTTCTAACGTTATATTGACGACGCCAGATTTTGCTTTGGGGTATGGTCTAAACAAAACCCCCCCTATTTGCCTTGTAAAACGTATGAAACGCCTGCTTGCCTGGCGCAATACAACCTATGCTGCATTTCCGATAATTGTTTGTTATCACCAGTTTTAGACAATAGCTTGTCAACAGCGCAGTAATTCTATCGTAGGTTGCTAATGATAATTCTGGGTTATCAATAGTAATAATGTTTTTAGCTTATAGGTTGCATGTGCAACGTTGTGTCTGAACTTTGCAATTATCCTACAAACAAATCAATAAAATCAACAGCTTTAATTAAAAAACAACTAATAATTAATCTTGCCACTTAATGATTATTGGGTCTTTATTATTACCAGAAAGACTTAAATTATCCTTTTTAGCATATACTTTTGAAGCTATTCTCTCACTCTTCCATTTCGCCAAATCTAAATATGCTTTGATTAAATGTGTTTGGGCTAAGTCCGGTCTCAAGTTCTTGTCTGTTTCGTTCTGCGATTTATTAATACTTTTATTTATATACTCTTCAGCATTAGCTAAAAGATATTCGCAACCGTCTTGCTTGGCTTGTGTATATTTCTCTCTTCGTTCTGGGTATTTGTTTATCCATTGTCTAAAACATTCCCAAGTTGGTCGCTCTGGTCTCTCTTTAGTGTTTAGCACTTCTCTGATAGATTGACCTTCTGCCAGCTCCTGACATATTTGGTCAAATAATATTTCTGTGTATTTTGTTTTATTAGCCATGTTTATGTTCCTATTATGTTCCTGTTGATAAGTATATTAAAATAATGTGTTTAAGTGTATTGACAGTCTATTTACAATATGATTTACTCCGAATCACTTAAACAATAACTACGGAGATAAAATGAAAAAAACAATATCTTTACCTAAAATTGATTTTAACAATATAGGTAAGAAAATAAATGCAGTTGACTTAGAAATAAGTTTTGAAAACGGTTGTTTTGCTGCAAGCGGTACAGTTTGGAATAATATTAAATCTGATTGTATTGCAGCAGGTCAAATGCTTGGAGAAATTTCAAAATTTTATCCAAACAATAAACTTGTTAAAAAAATAGTAAGTATTTGGAGTCAATACCATTTAAACGATTTAACTCCAGGTTCTCCTAAACAAATGGCTTATTTAAAATCATTATCTAAACCATCTGACGCAGAGTTTTACACTTGGGAGTGTGAACAGCTTAAAAAGGTTGATTTGTTAATTGATAAATCTTTTTTTCATAACAACGAACCTTATAAATACGGTTCAGCTTGGTTAAAAACTGAAATACCTGAAAATGTTCAGCAAGAAATATTTTCAATTATAAATGAAAATAAACAAGCAGCTTAACAATTAACCGGAGATATAAACAATGTACTTAACAACTAAAGAATATAAGAAAGCTAAAAAACAAAAATACAAGTTTAAAAAGTTAACCGACTTAGGATTTAAGAAGCTGCCAACTGATGACGGCTTTGTAATGTTTGAGTTAAATCCTGCAACACTTAACAAAGGTAATAAATAAATGATTGAAGCTGTAAAATGTAATGATTGTCAATTTATTGGCGAAGAGGATAACTTAGAAATATTAAAAGACAATACAGAATATTTTAAAGGGTGTCCAAATTGTAAAACAGACTCATACTTAATTGATGTTGAAACAATCAAGGAGCTAAACTAATGAACGAAGATCTTAAACAATGCTTGCTTGCAATAGGTGTTATTGCTGCTGCATATTCTTCTATGTATTTATTTTATTATGTAAGTAAATATTTAGACCTTATTAACTAACATATTAAAATGGATAATGGTTCACCGGCGATAGCTTTAATAATATTTGGTATTAATGTTTTAATATTATTAATTTATTATTTAACTATCTAATCTCATCAAGTGGAGTATCGGATAACAATGTATATGGAGAGCAACACTCCACTTGAAACCTTAATTTAATCTATATGTTTAGGGGATAAAAAGAGAGATTTAAGATTAAGATTATATTGAATATAGAAATACCAATACTATCAGATTTCTGTACCTAAAATGTTCTTTTTGTCAATCAATAAAAAATAAATATTAGTTGCCAGGCGATACTAAACTTTGATAACCTACTCTGTTCACTAAATTGCAAGCATCAAATAGAGCTAGTCTATACCTATATTTCAATTGGTTATAAGTTAAATCTAAATACATTCTATTAAGTTTATTAATGCTTAATCTCTCCGGAAAGTTCCTTAAAGATAATAACTCCCTATTCTCCTTATCTAATTTTAGTAAAGTAAAGATTACTAATTCATATATTGATAGCTGCTTAGGCGTTGCTTTAAGGTTCTTATTTTTCTTATCATAATATCCCCAATCTTTACTATCATAATGGACTGTTCCTATTATCTTGAACATAGAAGGTGATCTATTATTTTTAACACCAGGTATTATCTTCTCAACGAATGAAGCTGTGCTTAGGTAGTTATCAAATTCATCTATTGTTATAGGAGTGTTAATCATTTTTTGGCGCAGCAGTTCCCTTGTATCATGGCTAAATAGTACCTACCATATCTTGATATAAATACAATTGGTCTAGCAGTTATCCCCCCTTTAATAAACAAACAATAATCTCAGGAGAGCTAGCTATACTTTAGTCTGATTGCTTATGCTTATATAAGCATATAAGCATATATAAGCATATATACTTAAATATACTAATAAGATTATATATAGGTATATATATATAGGTATATATAATGTCCAAATTTTGGACTACCCCTGTTCAATTTTTGGACTACCCCCCCTAAATAATATTGATAACGTTAGCTGATTTAGATGTATGCTTTTTAGTAGATTTCTTTTTAATACCTACCTTAATAAACTTACGGAACTGATTATTACGCTTAATAGACTCCTGGCGTTTTGATTTATCCAATGTGTAAGTTGATGTCTGTTCTAAATGGGTCTTAAATCTTGCAACGTACCCCAAATTTTGCAAGCGATCCAAATACTTGATGATTGTACCCCTAGACTTAATCCCTGTACGTTCTTGTAGGTATTTAAGCGATACCCTAATACCTCTTGGAGCATGCTCAAACGACTTTAAGATAACGTAGATAATCTTCTCATGGGAATTGAGTTCAAAAGAATCTAATATATCTTTAGTTATCTTCTCAAATTTAATTGTTATCGGTTTCATTTCTGTACTTTAAAATCGGCTTCAAGTTCTAATTTTAATTTACTAAAACTATTCCATATCTCAAAGTAAGGAAACCACAGTCCATTTTTTTGGGCTTTGCAACTAATATGATGAATGATTGTAGTGTGGTCTCTGCCTGCCAAAATTTCCCCAATGTTATGCAACGAATAAGGAGTTAGTTCTTTTAATAAATTTATAGCAACACTTCTTGCAATAACTAAATGCCTATCCCTTTTATCTGACAACATTAAATTAATATCAACCCCAAAATGATTTGCACTTCTGTAAAGAATAGCATCTATGATTGGACTAACTTTTGTTATCTTAACATTGCGCTTCCTAGAAAAATCCATAGCTTTGTAATTGCCAATGTGCTGCAATGCCAAACGATAACCTGTTTTAAATCCTGCTTTAAAAAAATTAGAATCAGATGCATCTAACTTCTGATACATAGTAGGTTGGATTAAACTTCTAATTTCCTTACGCCATACATTTTCTGGTTTTGGTCTCATTGTTTTATCCCCATCGTTAAGTTAAAACTTTCTTTTCTTCATGTAAAAATCTTGATTTTTTTGTCTCTGCTTTCTTATCACAGCTTCCTTTAAACATCTTATACAATAATCCTTGCCGTCAAATTCAACCTCTGCCTGGAATACACAATCACAGCATAATGGAAACTCATTGTTTTTATTTTCCATCATTTTAAATACTCACTAATAATTTCTGAAGATAATAGTTTAATAATCTTTCTGTATTCTTCTGTGTCTAATAAATCATACACAGCTAAACGCTGTATCAATGTAAGTTCATCTACTTTAAATTTAAAAACTTCTAAGTTAATCAGCTTCTCTCTCAATGCTTTAGTAGCAACAGGATCAATCCTTGCCATGTCCAATGCTTCATTGAGCGTCATTTTAAACTGCTTTTCTTGTTTCACAGGCATATAATAATACTTCTTGGTTTCTAAAAAATGTTCCTTGTTGTTTATTACCTTTGTAATTTCTAACTGTTCTTGAATAAGTTAAGTTATCAAACAACCTATCGCATTGATAAGCAGAGTTATCATTATAAAAATCAAACGTCATAATGTTTCCGTTCATCAATAAAATAGTTAAAACTAATTTCATCCTAATATCAAAATCAAAATAAGAATAAAAACAATTGAGATAAACTTTAGTCTTGTTTTATTAAGACGCTTATCTTCAGCATACGTTTTTTTCTCATTAATTTTTTGCATATTAAAATCAGATATAATTTTGTGTTGTTGTTTATAATAAGCGTTTATGTCCATAAGAGTCTATAAAAATATTACAACAAACAAACAGAATGAAATGATTGCTGTGTATAATATTACTTTGTTTGTAAGTGTCATGTTATTTATTTGCTTCATAAAAAGCATTAGCAAATCCTTGAGGTGTCATTGATCTAACCTTTGCTCTTTCGTTGGGTTTCATTGCAAAACTTTTGTAATGAATTTCTGACATTCGTTTTCCATTTATAGTGATAAACTTTGGTTCAACTGGATTTTTAATTGGAATATTAAACTCACCCCATAAACAAGTTTTTTTTGTGTAAGGATCTCCATAATCACAAGGGTTAAATATATGTTTTGGCTTCCCAACATAATGAACTAATCTTCCAACTGGATTTTCCATTACCCAAAATTTTGGTTTATGTGCAAAGACAATTCTGAAAACAGAATCAATAATTGATAACCCTTCTTGTAATGGTTTTAATCCTTTGTCTTTCCACCATCTAGCACCACTACCTGCAAAATGAGTACAAGGTGGAGCTGCAAGTATTCCATAAATTTGTTCTTTAAATTTTTTTAACATTCTAATATCACCATCAAAATTCACCCCCCCCCCCACAGTATTCCATTCATTGTAATCTATGATACGAACATCATAACCATTATCTTTATAAGGTTTAGACCATGAACCTGTGCCGCCGCATAAATCTAAAATAATTTTTTTCATATTACTGTAATTGATTTGATTGCAGCTGTCGGAATTGCGACTACGTCAGCGTAATCTATGGAGTGATCCTTGTTATAACTCCAAGAACTAAATATCTTTACTGTGTTTCTACTTTTAGAAAATAAAAAACCAACTGAAACACACTCAGCTAAAGTATGATTTAAAACTTCTGCTTCTGTTAACCAAGCGCCGTCAGCATTACAAATATCCATCCAACAAATCTCTACTCTTTGGTAATTAAATTTTTTATCCATTGAAAATATTTTCTATTGAAATTAAGTTTGCCATTGGTACAGAATAAACTTTGGGTCTATCAGTATAACCAAAGTCAGTTAAGTATTCTTTATTACCAATAACATCGCTTGAGTTAACATAACCAACCACCTCAAATATTGGACAACGATCAATGACTAATATGTATGTTTCATTTGCAGAACTATCTTGTCTTATGATTAAAAAGTTTTCATTCTTAGGTATCTGGCAACGAACCTGAACTCTTTGATTATTAAAATATAAATCAGCACCCCTAAAATTATTAACATGATAATTAAAATGTACTTTTAAAACTTTTGCAACAGCAAGTTCAGCAAGTGTACCTGACATAGACTTTGCAACCTTGTCGCCAAAGCTACCTTTATAACTATGACCCCAATTAATATTCTGTCTCATGCTTTCAGTAATGCGAAGCAACGCTGTATAACCAGCTGCAAGTATTTCGTATTCGTCTAATTTAATTTGAATCATTGTGATTCGTTTTATTAATTCTATTTGTTTTGACTGTCAATAATTTATCAACACAAACAACTCTAGGTTTTATATATAATTATATGCTATTGAATTATATATCTTATTTGTTGTGTATAAATTAATTGATTATAGTATTGCAATAAAGTGTAAATAGTAATACTGATTCGGAACATGAACGATCTTAGAATTACTGATCCAGCTTATAAAGCATTTGGTTTAGAATACGCTAGTGTCTCACAAAATAAATTACCAGAAGATAAAAGATTTTTTAATTATATAGTTCTTACTCCACAAGAAAGAATGAACATGCCTAAGCGTTCTCACTTTACTATGGGAAACATTGTTCATAACGCAGTTCAAAAAATTCTTTGCAAAAAAGAAACATTAAAAGATGTTATCTTTAATAAAGAGAAATCATTATTCAAATCATTAAAAGCAGAAAAACCAATAGACGAAAAAGATAAAGCCAAAAGATATTACATGGCTAAGAATTTTAAATTAACATTAAAGCAATTTCAAACAGCAATAGAGAGTCTGCCAAAACAAGATTGGAATTTTGAAACTGAGTATGCAACATGGATAGATGGAATAGGAACTTACTTCAAAATGTTTATAGATTTAGAGGGGCAAGATTACATTGTAGATTTAAAAAATATATTTGGTTCAGTAATTAAAACTAAAAAAGGTTATTCATATACTAAGAGAGCAGTACCTCAACAACCCTTCCATAGCGATTGTATGCAAATGGCAGCTTATAGTTTTGCAACAGGCGGTAAGAAACCTGTGCTTATTTATTCTAATCACTTTGAACATAAAGTATTTAGCGAAAACAATTGTGATGATTTAAAACCTGAGAACTTAAAACATTATTTAGATGAGTTGGTTATGTATCAACAAATATGGGAACAGAAATTAAAGTTAGCCAATGGAGATCCTTATGCTTTAGCTAGACTTATTAAACCAGATTTTTCAGACATAAGAAAAAAGCAAGACTTCTTTTGGAATGATGTACCTGAAGAATATATAACTAGATTTTTAAATTATTATAAAAAATGAACAGCAATAGATTTGAAATATTTATTATAGCTATGCTTGCATTGGTTGCAGTTGAAACTATTAGACACTTATTTGGGATATGAAAACGATTAACAATAACAAAGGAGAAAAAATGGAGAGCATAAACCTGATAGATGCTATCAAGGAATTTAGTGAAAACACCAAAGACAGTTTCATTAATATTCAAGGTAGAAAATATCTTAAAGTAGTTGATAGACTAAACTTTGTAAGACAGAAGTTTGGGGAGAGACTATGCGTTAAGACAACAACAACATACCCAGATGGTATGGCAATGTTTCAAACGGAAATCTTTTTAGATGGAAAGTTAATTGGAACTGGACACTCTAAACAAACAGTAAAGAAAGATAAAGAATTTGAGAAGATAGAATCAGTATCTATTGGTAGAGCTTTAGGTATATCAGGATTTGCTGGATCAGAACTAGCAACCTTTGAAGAGATGAATGATTTTGTTAAATCAAATCCAATACAAAATTTTAGTAACACTTATGTCCAATCTAAGTCTCAATCTACAGATGAATCTAGAGACGACATAATTACTAAGATACAAGATGCAGAAAAATTTTCAACAACACCTGGAATATTAGAAAAGAACTTGCAACAAATTTGGTCGCAGTATTCTGAGAAGCTAGGTTTTATGCAAGTTGAAGATCAAGACTTCTACAATGCAATACTACAAGCTAGAAAAAAAGCAGAACAAACAGTTAGAACAAGGAGTAACAATGGCAGATAACAAATATGATAATACACTTTCTCTATGGAAAAATGCAAAGCGTAGAGAAGGTAAGCAAGACCCTCAATACACAGGCAGCGGAATGATTGAAGGAAAAAAATGGTCTATCTCTGGTTGGATTAACACAGCTAAGAAGAATGAGAAAGCACCGGACATTTCTATTAAAGTGAATCCGTTTAAAGAGTCAACAAAAGATAAGATGCCGTTTTAATTTATGAGCGATAATATTAATCCAGAACATTATAAGAATAAATCTATAGAGACTATTCATGCTATCTGCTCTCAGTTAACTGAGGTAGAAATGATTGGTTATCTTAGAGCTTCTATAATGAAATACATTATGCGTTTCGGCACAAAGAATGGACTTACATTAGAGAAGTCAATTGAAGATGCTAAGAAATGCAAATGGTTTATGGATCAATTATTATTAGAATTAGAGTCTATTAAGAAATCAGGTAGTGATTCTTATAAACATTCTAACGTTCATAGTTTATTTCCAAAGGATAAAAAATGAATAAAAAGAATGGCAAAGACTATATCTTCTTAAGTAAAGTCAAGGCGGATGTATTAAACTACATAGCTAACTTTGTTAAAGAGAAAAATTATTCTCCCACTTTAATAGAGATTGGCAATCGCTTTGGCTTTACTAGAAGTAGATCCAATGCAATCGTAAATGATTTGGCTAGAGCTAATCTATTATCTAAGGATGTAAGATACCCTCAAAGAAAGATTAAGTTAAGTCATCAACAACTAACGAAGATAACTTCTTTGAAGGTTAATGAAATATATCCGGTAAATGAAATTTGAAAAAACATATTTTTACGAATTCAATGCAAAGTTTAAAGAGATTTTTGATGATGTGGAAGTTGCTGCAAAGTCAGAAAAACCTAGTGAATTAAAAAGCATGGACATTACGAACATACGCTTTTTAAGATCTAGTATTAAACAAGTAAAGGAAAAAGAAAAAGATGGAAAAAATCCATGATCCTAAACAACAAGTCAAGATAGAAAAGCGTTATTATACTCTACTTGAAAAAGAAAAGAAGTTAGAAGAAGAAGCGCTTAAAGTTGCAGAGAAGAAAAGAAAAGCTGCATACGAACTTGGTATGAAGGATTTAGAGTTTGAAGATATAGCCAGTTAAAGAATAATTGGTATGTGTACTGCAGGTTGTGAAACAACTAAGGAGAGAGACATGACTAAAAAGAAAGAGATAACAGGTTACTACGGATATTACGATAGTAAGAAGAAGCGCAGAGTGCTAAAAGTATTGTATAAAAAAATTTAATTATTAAAGAATTCAATTGGAGAAATAGACTGCCAAATGAATATTGACTATGTCAATTTTGAAAGTGTCTATATTTGTTTTTATCTAGCGTAGAAGTATAGGGGGTTTTTCGTTGAGACTCCCTATATTAAATTAGTTTGCAAAAGTCTTTGCGTAATTAGGTTTCTTATTTCTTCTTGATCTTCTTTCAGCTACAATCTTTCTTTGAATAGCAGAACGTTTTTCAGATTCACTCATACCACTAAGAACAGATTGAGGTACACACTTAGGATATTTTCTACCTGAACCTTTTTGTCTACCACAAGGTTGATACATTCCATTCTTTTTAGAACGTATATCTACCCAGTTTTGTTTAAACCATTTATCTAAACCGTTAGCCATTATTTCTTTTTAATTATACCTCTGCCAATAAGAACATCTTTAAATGTAGTTTTACCATCTTTGTTTAAATCTGGAAAACCTTTTTTATTTTTCTTATTTTTTTTACCGAAAAAATCTTTTCTCATTTCATAACCTTTCTGTAGCCACCACCTTTTTTCTTATAAGTCTTTACAAGATAAGCATTAGCGTATGCGCTTGGATATACTTTAAATTTTCTTTTAGTTAATGCTTTAATTCTTGCATATAACTTTGGGTCTGTTGGTCTGTTGACTGTTGCCATTATTTTTTTACTCCCTTAATTATACCTTTGTTAAACGAAGCATAGAATACAGAAGTTCCTCTCTTCTTACCATAATTCTTTTGCATCTCTTTCATTATCTTAGTTCCTTTTTTACTTAGTGGCATAGTTATTCCTTTGTATTATAAAATTGACTATCATCATTTTCAGTTCTCCAACCGTCAGTCTCTACGCTTGGATAGTCCATATTAGTTTTATAATCTGGAATATTATCTTTAACAGTAAAGTTTGGAAGATTAAATAAAATTCTGTTATTGGGCATTAACGCAAAGTTTCCGCACCATAAATCATCATTAGCTATCTCTAAAACATGATGATGCTTATGTTCTGGTGATATTTCTGAATAGGTAGTGTTTAATAAATTAATATCTGGTTGACAGTAATCTATTGAGAATTCGTAATTAGCTTTATGCAATTGATTATTTCTATCTAAGAACTTACATTGAGAAGTGGCTAACGCATTGTATTCAACAACACCTGCGTAATAAGATAGGCAATCCCAATAAGCTAAATCTTTTAATTGTAAATCTTTAACTTGAGTTCTTTTATATCCGTCTGCAAAGAAAGCATGTATAGGAAGTCTTGCATAGTTAGCGCCATTAGGCAGCATAATATTAAACAAAGGAGTTCTACCTTCTAAAGTAGTAATAGAATGTATTAAACAATCCTCTTCTTCTCCTATATGTTTTTCTTTATTATATAGAAACTCTAGTCTGATCTTTGCTTTCCAAACTGGAATGTTGTGATTTAAAAACGCCATCGTTATATTCTTTCTCCATGCAATTTACATGCTGACATTTTCTATCTGCGTAGATAACAAATGAATCTGTATTAATAATTTCAATAGCGCAAGATTTACAAAATCCTACATGCTGTAGTCTGAATTTTTTTTTAGTCATTACTTATTAGATTTAATTTGGTCTTTTAATTTTTTTATTAATTTCTCTAAAACATCAGTACGTTTTTTTAACTTATATATTATAACTTCAAGATCGTTTGTTCCTCTGTTCTTCAGATCAATCATTCTTACCAATTTTTGCAAGACCAATATCTAGCTGTAAATTTATCTTTAGCAGTATCGCAATTATGTCTAGCTCTAAAAGACTTACGTCTTGCAGCTATAAATTTTTTAATCTTCATCTCAGGATCACCATACCTAACTATCTTAACTTGGTTACCCTTCTTTGCAAGAACAGCAAACTTCTTTCTTTCGCCTGGAGTTCTCTTCTGTTTATTATATCCGGAGAATCTTTCTCCTCTATAGACAACCATTATCTAGCTAGTGGGTTAGATGAGCTTGCTCTAAGTTCTTTCATTTGAACTTTAAGTAATTCAATTTCTTTTTGTGCAATGGCTAAGTCTTGTTTAATCTGACCAGCTTTAGCAGGATCAATGCTATCAATCTTTGACATAATCTCTCCATACTTAATAAAGCCACCACCAATAGTACCAATGATTGCAACTGTTGCTATAATTTCCTTTAAATTATTCTTAACTTTATCTATCATATTAACCTTTTGTTTTTCTTAATTGTTCTAATTGGATAATAATATCATCCTCTTCATCTTGTATTTGTTTTAACATATTTTGTCTAGCAACCAATGGATCTTTGCTTATGTAATCGTTTAGATTAACATTAACATATATAGGTTTTTGTTCTAATTGTAATTGCATAAAGAAATTAGGATTAGGAACTCCCACCATTTGTCTTTGCTGATAAAAAGGTTTAGATTCATACGCACTTAAACTAGGTTGATTAACTTTTAATGCGTCAATTTTTATCTCTTGTACTGATTTTACTTTTACTTCTGCTATCTTTACTTCCGTTCCTACTTTATTATCTGTTAGTTTTGTTTTTACTTCTTGTTGTGTACTTGTTGCAACAGGTTTTTCTTCGCTTACTGAAGTCTTAGCAGACTTATCTTCTGAACTAGAAACAGTAGTATTTTCTTTAGCTGTGGGTAACTCTTCTTTTGTAGATTTTTGTTCTTTGATTGACTCTTCTTTGTTCTGTGTTTGTTCTTTATTAACCTCTTTAGGTTGCTCTGTGGATTGTTTTGGTTGTTCAATCTGTTGCTCTATAATCTTTTTTTCTTCAGGTGGTGCTTGAATAATAAAAGGTGTTGGATCTCCAACAAACTCTTTAATCATTACTGGTTCTTGAATAGGTGCTATTGATGTAGGAACAATAGATAAGTTAGTATTTTGTAATGTTGTTAATGCAGCTTGTGTTGAAGTATCTAATGGACAAGTTGATGGAATATTTTGCCAACAATAAGTTATTTCAGTTGTAGTTACTAATTCAGAAGTAGTTTGAGTATTAATTTTATTATAAGAGACACTAATGTTTGGAGAAGCTACATCATACCCACTATAATTTGATGATGCAGAAGTAAAATCAAATCTTAATTTTCCTGCGTATGTATTATTGTTTGCATTAATTATTATGTTATCTAATGGAATGTAAGTATATCCAGCTATGTTACCAGCGCTATTTCCACTTGCTGTATTGCTAGACAAAAATCTATTTTGAGTAATTGTTTCACCATTAGTTAAGTTCATTACTGATTGAGATATTGTTAAAGTCTTTTGATTATTAAACCAACTATCTACATAAGCAGAAGCAGATTGTGTAAATCCTAAATTCTGTTCAGCTTTAGTTATTCCAACAGAAGTATAAGGAGATGTAGTTTCGGCATAAGAACTAGCACCTTTGCCTGTAAGATAATTACAACCAAGATCACTAGAACCACCAGATATATTTGTTCCAGTCCAATTAGATGAGCAGAAGTTTTGATTAATTAATAAATTTCCTGTGTTGTAAGGAAGTATTGTAGTTGTAGTTGTATCAACTTGAGTAATTGTTATTTTTGTTGAATCACCAACTTGTGGAGTGTTTGGAGTTATCTGAACGTTTATGATTTGAGAGTATAAAACTACAGAATTAATAAGCCAAATAATAAAGGTATAAAATATAACCATGAATTTTCTTTTGCTTCGTACCAAGCGTCTATTTCGTTAACTACTTTTTTTCGGTTAAAGACTCCTGCTTTTTTGTTTCTTCAATTACTTTTAGTTTTTCAATATATAAATTATAATCTGGTCTTAGCTTGTCATACTTCAACCATTGTGCTGTTGCGTCAGCACCGATCTTACCTTCAAATGGACATGGTGTTCCTGAGTTCTCCATAGCATGGAATACTCTTGCGTCTTGGCAAAGAATAGAAACAGAAGCTACTTTCATTCCAAGATCATTTAATACTTTTGCTAGTTTAATTCTTTCGCAATTCTCATCTCTAGTATAACTTCCACCAGATATTCCTACTCCGAATGTTGACACTCCACCACTATATCCGACAACGCATAAGTCTTGTGAGAAGGCAGACATTGCTGGTGCTGTTGCAGTTGCAGCAACTCTAGTGTCTCCTGAATAGGCGTTAGAGGTAGAATTAGTTGTTGTAGTAGAATTAGATGAAGAACCTGATTCAAACGTTGAATTAGAGGTGCTAGTATAGCCACCAGTAATAGAAGTATTACTACCAGAAGCATTGTTCTGAGTAGTTGTTTGAGACGATGCACTAATGATTAAGCATAGTATTAAAACTATAGTTGTTGGTATAATGTTCTTTCTCATTTTATTTTTTATAACCTTTTTTCTTAATTACTTTTTTAAATCTTATAACTCTTTTGTATCTTAGAGGTTCATGTGGGAATGTGATATATTCTTTTAAAAAGTTATTTATCTTCTTAAATATATTCATCATTCTTTATTAGGTTGTTTATTGGCTAATGTTCTAGCTATGCTTTCACCTGATCTACCAACAACATAACCGCCTAAACCTATTTGTAATAAAGTCCAAACATCTCCTGGTAAATCAAATCCAACAACTAAACCTGTAATCATTTTAATTATTGGTGCAAAGATATAATTGAATACTAAAACAAATATTAAAACGTACATTAATAATGGTCTCCAAGAACTTGCAAACCAACCAGCTTTAGCTTCTGCTTCTACTATTCTAGCAGCTGCTTGTAACTCTTGCGTACTTGATTGTAACAACTGTTGATTAAGTTGTGCTTTTAATTTTTCTTGTAAGTCTTTATCAGGAATAGATTTTTCAATCGTACTGAATAGTATTTTTGCTAATGGTGCTATTGCACCTAGTGCTGGTAACATATTTTTATCTAGTTGGTTATGCGCAAGAACGCATGAGATCTGATAATTCCTCACAGCGCTTTGGCGTTTGAACTCTCCATTGAGAGTCTAACATTTGTTCTGCTGCTTCATTATAGTCTTTTTTTCGTAATGCTTCAAACATTTTTTTAAACTTAGAAACCCCACCAATACCTAATTGAAATACCATTTCTACTATGATTTCTCTTGCAGCATCACAAATATCAATGCCTTCTAATAATTGTTCTGCATTATAAGCAGATCTATTAAAGTCTTTATCAAATAAATTTTCTAATAAAGATTTATCATATTGAATACCTTCTTCAAAATCATCATCTTCAGTTAATAAATGACCATAACCTATTGTGGCTTTGCCTAATGAATCTAAATAAACAGTATTTCTAAACCCTTCATGTTTTTTAATTCTATCTTTTACTGCTTGGTAATCCATAATACATTTACAATTATTTAATAAGACACAACCTATATCATTGTATAGGTAATTAATGCACTTACTTGATACTATCCATCTTCTCTTTGTTATTAAAGACATCAATTAAATCTTTAAATGATTTAAAACATTTTTGTTCTTTTCTTTTTTTTCTATATTTATTTTGTTCAACTGTAAGTTTATTTTCTTTTACTAAATTTTTATTATGTTCTAAATCTTTTAAAATATTTTTTTGATCCATAACCATTAGTTCAACACCAAGTTGTTTCTGCTTTTCATTTGGGGATCTGTGAATATTATGATTGTTTTTTTTACGATATGATTTTGTTTTAACATCTATTAATCTTACTGTACCATTTGGTTTAATTGCAACCAAGTCAAAGATACATTGTGGGTCAATTGACTTTGCAACCATATATCCTTGTTTGACAAGAGAACAAATAGCTTCATATTCTGATATAGCACCTATTGCACTTTTGCTTAATTGCTTAACACTCTTACTATGAGATCTGCTAATGCCCCTATACTTAGTGTAACGACTAACCATAACACCTTATATATAGTATTGATCTTATCTTCAATGTGTTTTAAGTGATTATTCATTAATAAGTCAATCTTTTGATCTACTAGCTTAATCTTTCCGTTCAATATGAGTATCTGTTCGTTGTTTTTTTGTGATTGGCTTGACATGTTATTTTACTTTTTTTAACTCCTTTAAAAGATTATCAATATAATCTATACCAATTACTTCATCTAAGATTTTTCTAGTATCTTTATCTAAAGCATTTATTTTTAATTGCATAAGATATGGAGCAAGACTTGTGTCTTTTTGCATTTCTTCTTTTGCTTCTTTTTTAAATTTTTCTAATGATTTTTTAACTATTAAACTTTTAAAACTTTCACTCATATTTTGATATTGAGGAGTTGAAACAATATTAGATAATCCAAAACCAATAGATACAGCTAACTTATCTTTATAAGCTCTGTCTAACTCAGGTATCTTTGTTGATTTATATATTTCTCTGTAATCAAAACCTAATCTATCTAATTCTTTTTCTGCAGGATTTTTAGGTGGAATAAAAGCCAATCCTGTAACTTGAGTTAATAATGGATCTTCTTTATAAACTGGTGCTGCTCTTGGTATTCCATTTGCATCTATAATGTAAGATGTTGGAGAAGTTAATGTTGGTAAATTAGAACCTGGAAATCTTCTTGCAAATGCACCTGTAAATTCTGATCCACCTGTTTCTTTAACCGCTCTAGCTTCAGGAAAGAACTGGGCATAAACATCAGTAAAGTTTTGGAAGGGAGTTAAATAACTTGCAGCAGTTTCTCCTAATAATTTTTGCACTCCATTTACAATAGATCCTTTATCTAACTTTGGATCTGTAAAATAATTAATTAAAGAATCAACTAAATAAACTCCTGTTGTTCCTCTTATTCCAAACAATACAGAAGCAATACCTTTAACATCTAAATTTCTTAATGTTCCTTCTTGGTATCTTTTAATAACATCTCCTAAAAATAAATAAGAAGCAAATGGGTTAAATGGTCTTACATCAACTGTTCGTTCACCAACTTTAAATTCATACCATTTTTCTCCGGCATAAGATTGATTACGCAAAGCATAAGCAGCTAATATCATTCCTGTTCCAAGAGTTGCTTTACTTAATACAGATGTATTTCCTCTTGATAGTTCTGCTCTTGCTCCTTTGCTAAGGAAACTTAATATTCCAAGTGGACTGTAATCATATTGAAACTTAACTGCGTTCATTAAGAATCTAGGAAATGGAATTATATTTGTAAGAAGAAATGGAGCTGAGTTAATAACATCAATAAATTTTGCAGCAAATCTATCAAAGCCACCTTTACTAGCATTGAAATCTTTTGCAAAAGTTGTTTCTAATGCTTTATCTATAGCAACAGTAATTTCAGATGGTCTTAATAAATTTAATTCACCGTCTTTTGTTAACTGTTCTAATGTTTTATTTTTATAAACTTTACCATTAGCTTTCACAGCTTCATCTAATCTTGCTAAAAATACAGCTCTTCTAGTTATATATTCTTGAGTTTTATTAACTATGTTTAATAAATCAACACCACCCTCAACTCTATTTAGTATTCCTTTTTTATTTGCAAGACCTGATGCACTTTTAACGTCAGAAGCATAGTTTAAAAACAATCTATCTTTTTCTTTTGGAAAGTTTTCAAATATTTTATTAGTTAACGTTTTAATTTCTTTATGAATTTTTGGATTCCATTGAGTAAAGTTATTAGTTAATCCTTGAAAATGACTTAATGGACTAACAGCACTTTTATCAAATTGTATTTTGTCTTTTACAAATGGTCTTATTGCTTGTTGTAAAGCCAAGTCTAATCCTGCTTGTACTGTTTCTAATCCAACTCTTGCACTTTGAGATAGATAGTTACGAACAGATGTAGATAATCTTGTAACTAACAAACCTCTACGAATGTTATCTAATCTTTTTAAAACTCCTAATGTTCCAGCTCCAGTATCAAAAGCACCAGTTGGATCTAATCTTTGTTTATATGCTTTTGCTAATTGTGAAAAAGCATTTAATTCTTTAGCAGACTGTCTTACACTTGGATAAATATAAGATGTAAATTCTTCAGGTGTAATTTTATTATTTTCAGCAATACGACTTATAATAGTTGGAACATCATATTTACCAGACTGCCATAACTCTTGAATTTGTAATGAGATTGGTTTCTTTTTTTCTAAGATAATGTTTTCTTCTTGAAAAAATTTAAGCGCAGCATCAGTAATCTTTTTTGTTGTCTCAATTGGTAATGCTGGGTTTCTTTGTAATGAAGAAGATGGTTCAATTTTAGGTATCTCTATTTTAGGTATTGCTTGTGCAGTAGTTTCAATGATTGGAATTTCTGCTTTAGGCAATTCAATTTTAGGAACTTCTGCTTTTGGTATTTCTATTTTAATCTCAGGAATACCTTCTGCAATCTTTTCATTAGTAGATTTTATTTCATCTAATATTTGAGTTCTCTTAGTAACATTACCTGGTTGAAATGAATCTCCAATAATAACATCATTGTTTTCTTTAATTAATTTTATTTCATCATCAAAAACTCTATTAACATTTTGAATAACTTCTTTTCTATTCTCTGCACTTTCTTTTGCATAATTAATAATACTGTCAAATTCTTTTCCTGTCTTTTCGCTTTTAAGAAAACCTTCTTTTTTAGGAACTGGTTTAAATCCTGCTGATCTACCCATGATTTCCATTAGACCAACGTTAATATCTCTTGTTAGTCTTTCTCCAACTCCACTTGGTTCATTACCAGTAACTTTATAAATTGTATTAAGAGTATCTCCTGCAAGACCAGAAGCAATCATTCCAAGAGATGTACCTGTTCTAACAGCTGCGTCTATAGTTTCTGAACCTCTGTCAAATAAATAATTATTAACCTTACCTAATAAGCTGTTGTTTGGATCTCCAAGCAACCATCTTAATTTTTCTTTATTTTCTTGAGTAACTCCAAGATCTTCTTTCCAAACTTCTTTTAATTGATTAATTGTTATTGAAGAAGATGGAGTATCAGCAAAAGGATCTTTAATTACTGTTGTTGGTTGATCTCCTTTTTTCTTACCAGCAATAATATCTGCATTACTTAAATTACCAAATGCTTTGTCTAAAGCAGTTTTTTCTTCAATTGGTTTTTCAAATGGATCAATAATATTGATAGAACCCTTTTGTTCAAAAGGATCTATAATTTGCGTAGCCATAATAATTATCTTTATTTATTTGGAAATTTTTTTTTTATCTCTTGTATTAAAAGTTCATCAGAAACATTTGGATTTGCTTCTTTATATTTCTTAAATATATCACTTGATTTAATATCAACAGGAGCTGCTGGTGCTGTCGTTACTTTTTGTTTCTGTGCATAATCAGCTAAATTTCCACCAGACATAGTAAGTAGTTGAGAAATAATATCTTGATTTCCTGCTATTTCTTTATTGTATAAATCTTGGTCAACTTTAGATAATTTTCCAAGCGCTTCTTTAAATTCAGTTGGACTTAAACCTTGTAATTTCTGAGCAACTTTTAATGCTTCACCACTAATCGTTGGAGTTTTAGGAGTTAATAATAATTTCATTGTTTCTCTTGGAAACGCTTTGAATAATGGTTTGTATTGTTCAGGAACTTGACTACCAAATTCATCAATTGCTTTTTGTTGTTCTTGTTCTTTAGTAAAACTTCTTACAGATGAAGATACTTTTAATCCTTCAATAAAAGATGGTAATGCAGCTTCACCAATACTTTGACCCTTCATACCAGCTGATATTAAACCTAATCCTGTTAATGCTTCTGGGCTACCAAGTAATCCCATTAAACTTAAAGTATTATTTGTCTTTCTATCAGAACCTAATAATGATTGATTTTTTACTCCCATGTCTTGCCCTAATCCCATTTCTGAATCTGCTTGTTCATTTGAACTAAGTTGGTCATTAATTCCGTAACCATAATATTTCTTTAATAATTCTGTTAGACTGTCCATTATATTAATCCTTGTTGTTGTAAATAGTTTGAGTAAATGCCTGCTGTTCTTGGTTGTTGTGTTCCTAATAATCCTTGTGGATATAAAATATTATTTATATTTTGTTTAGAAGAATTGTAAGCATTAAAAATACTTCTTCCTGTACCATACTGTGGAACATTACTTGCTGGTACATTCATATCAACACCAGGAACTTGAGGTTGTTGAGTTGCTGCTCCGCCTAATAAAACTGCTTGACCCAAAGTTTTAGCTATATCAGCAGGTGTCTTTGGAATAAATGAACTAACAAAATCTGTTGATGGAAATAAACCTTGAACATTGCTTGCTAGAGAACCTGAAAAAGGATTAAAAGCACCACCTAAACCAAGTACTCCTTGACTTGCAACTGGTACAGCTCCTTCTGCTATTGCAGCAGCACTTAATTCTGGAATACTTCCAAATAAATATTGACTAAATGATGGTGAACTAGAATATAATGCTGCGGCTTCTGCTCCTGGTATATAACCTAAACTTCCTGCAGCTGCTATATCTGCTCCTAATATTCCTGCTCCGCCAGCTTCTATTCCTGCTCCATAAAATAATTCTGGTGCTAAATAAGGTGCTGCAAATATTCCAGCAATTAATGCAAGCTCTGGATTATCAGCAACTGTTTCAACAACATCACCAGCTATATCAGCAACACCGCCGACTACATCGCCAACGACATCCGCTGCACCACCGACTACATCACCGATTGCATCAACAACTCCACCCATATTATAATAATCCTAATAATCCTAAACCAAGTCCACCAAATCCACCATAAGCAGCTCCTTGTCCAGCTGATAGTCCACTAAATATACTTGGTAAAACTTGTGAACCAACTAATGCTCCACCCAATCCTAATGTTAATGGGTTAGATTGAGATTGTGTATCTCTAGTTTGTGTAGGTAATCCTGAAGCTATTGGAGTAACAAGACCAGCATACTGTTGTAATGCTTGAAAAGGTGCTTGTTGATACTCTCTTTGTAATTGTTCTAACTGTTGTCCAGTTGTAAATAAACTTGGAGTTCTTTGAGCAATATCTAATTGTCTTTGTCTCTCTTGTCCATATTCTTGGAACGCAAAAGGTAAAGCTCTTTGAGCTACAATATCTGCAACTTGTTGTTGAGACATAGGAGAACCTGGAGTTCTTCCTGCTCCTGAAAATTGTTGCGCAACTGTACCATACGCTTCTTGTCCAGCTCTTTGAATGATTGGAGATAAAAATGGATTAGTATATTGACCAGCTAATGTTCCTGCTAATTGTTGTGCAGCTGATGTTCCTAATGATTCTTGAATTCCTAAACCAGTTAATGTTTGTTGTGATGGGGGAACGTAAGATGATGCTCCGCCTTGTTGATATAAATATCCTGCGTTTGCTAAAATTTGATTTAATGCTGGTTGAGCTGGAGCATAAGGAGTTACTGTACTTACTGTAGTTCCTGATCCACCGCCGCCGCCTAGAAATGACATATTATTTTTCCTCTGTTTTTAAGTTTTTCTCTAACACTACATGGGTTCTATAGTATTTATGTTTATCAAGAATCTTTTGCCAACCTGGTCTTGCAATTAATTCCATGCAATCGCATCCTTGATCTATAGCAAAATTTTCTATCTTTACAATTAAATCTTGCCATTGCTGTCTATTCTTACCTGTAACCATAGGCAAATGTAAGACTTTTTTAATGCTTCTTTGTATGATTTGTGAGAGAACAAGTCCATTAAATTGTTCATCTACATTAGGTTTTTTCTCATCCCAAATAATCCAAAGCTGTAACTTACCGTCTTTAATTAAATCTTTGTAATGGTCAGTATGGTGATGACTGCCAGAATATATTAAAGCATTTCTAATATACTCTTTAACTAAAATCCAAACTGATTCTGTTTTCTCTTTTGGTATTCTAATAACATCCATTAGAAATTAATTTCTAAAACTGATATTACTCCAGTAACTGTATTAGCAGTTGCTGCCTGAATCTTTATTAAATCACCAGCTTCTAAAACTATACTACCTTTAGCAAAGTTATCAGTAGATCTAGCTGCCATTGTTATATGAGCTATTTCATACTCAGTAGTTGCAGATGTATCAGTAACATAAACTTGAACGTTAACGTTACCAGATTCATTTGTTAACTGAATTGTTTTAACTATTGCAGTTGTATTTGCAGGGACAGTATAAATAAGAGTTTTGTTTGTAGTAGTTAAATCTACAAAATAACTTTTATATCTATTAGCCATTTACTTTTTATTGAAATACTTTTTAACATCCTCAACCCATTCTTCAAAGAACTTAACAGAATCAGCATATAACTTTTCAGTTGATTCTTTAACTTCTTTATAAGAAGGAATTTTAAACGGATTAAAATTAAACATAGTGTTCTCCTTATATTGGTTTGTTAATAAATTCTAGTTCTTCGTTAGTGTAAGGTATCATATTATTCCTTAGGATATTTAGCTTTAACTGCTAGACAATCATTAATATATTTTTGTATTTGTGCGTCATCACCTTTAACAATACCATCTAGGTATTCTTTAAAGTCAGGATATTCGTTTGCTCTATTTGCTTTAACTAGGTTTAATCTTTCAACTTCATTAGCTTGTGCTTCAAAAGCATCTAATTGTGCCATTGTAGGTTTAGGAATATCAAGATTCCATTCTTTAATGTAAGCACCATTACCATCATCTTGAAGTTTAACTTCATTTAAGAAATCTACTTTTTTGTTTGTGTATAGTTTTATTTTAGTTGAAAGTTGTGTCATAATTATTCTATTAGTTTAAATCCATAAAAAAATGTAGAACCATCAGATTGAACAGTTCTACTAGCTCCTCTACCATGAAAAAAAAATACTTCAATATAATCTGTTGCTACTAAATCTAAAATAGTTGTTTGTTGCAATGAACCATCACTAGAACCTAAATCATTATAGGTATAATTAATACCACTTCCATTTTTATATAATCTAAGATAACTTGTTGAACCAGCATCCGATATACCAACTTGTGTTCCTATTAAATATTTTCCACCTTGACCAGAAGGTACAGTAAATCTGTAATTTGTTGAATTATCATAAGCAGAAGCTGTATCAAAATCCTCATCATTAAATTGTATTTTTGTATATGTTGCATTAGGAATACTTTGACCAGTTGTTCCTCTTCTAACTTTAAAATTTGGAGTATTAGTTCCACCAATACCAGATACAAAATTAGTTCTAGTCATTTTTCTTAATGCACTAGCACTATCGTCATAGATTAAAACACTATCTCCACCAGCAATAGAAGTTTCTGCTGTTGCACCAGTAATTAAATTAGAAGTTACTTTTGCAAAACCTACTGTTGCATCGCTAGGAGTACCTATATTTAATACATCACCTAATACTAAAATAAAATCTATTGAATCTGCAGATGTTAAAGCATCTGAGAATACTATTGTTGAACCTGATATTGTATAAGCTGAAGTTGGCGATTGAATAACACCATTTAAAGATACGATACAGTTGTTTGCAGTTTGTGGAAAATACGCAACTCCACCATTTAATAAATTGTATGTAGCTGTAGCCGATGTTGTAATAGCATCTAGCTTTACAAAATTTCCTACAACTGGTTGTTTGCCGATATAAGCCATCTATTTTGGATATTTCTGTTTAACTGCATTAATGGCTTGTTGCCATTTATTAGTGCCATTAATCTTATCCCAATACTGCATATCTAATTGCTCTTGTATTGATGGATAGTCTTTGGCTCTATCTCTTTGGTATTGATTAGAATTATATTCTGTAATTAGTTCTTGTTGCTTAGCTAGTATTTCATTTGCAGGAATTGGTGTAGTTCCATTTTCCCAAACTAAAGTATTAATATCATCAGCAGATATAGAAACTTGTGCTGTTGGATTTATTGCTAGTATTGATTTAATTATTGTTGTCATGTTATCCTGCTATTTCAAATGCTGTTAAAGATGATCTTTCTCCTCTATTAATAGAAGTAGTTCCAGAACTTTGTGATCTTGCATATACTTGATATGTTAAAGCTGAAGTGCTACTTGGACTGTCTAAATAATTTATTGCTATATTCATAATAGTATCTCCTGTTCCATTTTGAATTTTAACTAAACCATCAGCAGTACCAAGATTTGTTGCATCTCTATAAATTGTATAAGTAGAATCATAACCAGAAGAATTGTTAGATCCTGAAAAATTAGCTATTAAAAAAACTTTATTACTTGCTGATGATGGAGTAATAGAAACAGACAATGTATTTGAAGCTGTAACAAAACTTGTTGATGTTGTAGTTCTGTTAGTAGTGTCAGTAGCAGTAATTACTTGCAATACTTTACCTACACCAGTTAGTTTAGTTCCAGCTATAGCAGCACTAGCATTAATATCGGCATTAACTATTGTGCCATCAGTTATTCCTAGTGATTGTATTCTTGTTAGTGGCATTATTAAATTCCTTTTATAATTTTATTGTTAGTCTTTACAAGTAATTTAATAATGAAGTCTAGCGACAGCATACTATTTCCCCAGTATTGAGTTAATCTCAGCATCATTCAAACCTAATGCTTTAAGTTTGTTTAGTGCTGATTGTTTGTTAGCAAGTTCTGTAGCAATCTTTTGTTCATGTTCATTTTGTAATTGAGTAATTCTATTTTCTAATTCTTGTTTAGTAGGTTTAATTGCACCTTCTTTAATAACAATAGTATGTTCCCAGCACATTCTTTGATCGTTAGGAATTTTATCTCCATTATCATCATGCGTTCTCCAACCATACCAGTTAGGAGTATCTAAATTAAAACTATGTAATGCTTCTTGTAACCAATCTCTATTCATTTTATGTATCTCCTAGTCTAATAAATGATGCGTAAGTTCTATTAATAGTAGTAGTGCCTTCATAAGTAACAGAGCCAGATGCTGCTATATTAAATTCAACTTTAATATTTGTAGTATTTGTAACATCTAATAAAAATGAACCAGATAATTGAGCATAAGCATCTTGAGCATAAATCCCACCAAAAGATTCTGTTGCTGTGCTAAAATTTGAGCCACCATCTGTAGATACCATTATATAAATTCCAACATATAATCTTGCTCCAGAAGTACCAGTAACAAAAGAATTAATATTTACTAAATAAATTCCAGTTGAAGGAAAACTAAATCTACCAGAACTTTCTGTCATACCTGTTCCTATTATTCCAGGTGAATCAGTATCTATTCTTTCCCAATTTGCTGTTATTACCCCACTGCTTCCAACTAAATTTGTATTTATTCTCCATTGATCTGCTTCTGTAATTCCAAATGAACCAGATAATTTAGTAGATACAATAGCCGCACTTGCATTAATGTCTGCATTAACAATAGTACCATCTACAATCTTTGCAGATGTTATAATACCATCAGCTATATCCGCAGAAGTTAAAGGTACTGCAGAAGGTTTATTTCCTATAAAAGGCATAATTAATTTCCTATTATGAACTTATATCATCAACTACAGAAACCCAAACGTCTAATGATGAAGCTGTGTCTGAAATTATTTTAAGTGCATCTCCAGATTGCATAACAAACTTAGCACCACCATCTAAAACTTGTAATGATGAACCTGCTGGGATTGGAGCTGACTTTACTAAATAAATATCGTTAGAACCATCGTTAATATAAACATCTGCATTAACCGCAGAAGCTGTAATATTAGCAACTGATATTCCTACAACTGTATCGTATGAGTTAGCTGTGAAAGATGTAACAGCAGATGTGCCTACGTTATTGTTTGTGTATCTTCTAAAATTTTGTGCCATATTTTATTTCCTATTATATTATTTGTTACTATAAAGCAATTGACATAGCAATCGCAAAACCATTACTTGCTTTACTATCTATTTGAGTTTGAATAGCTGAAGTTACACCATTCAAATAACCAAATTCTGTATTATCTACTGTACCTGTTCCAATCTTAGTTGCAGCTATTGAATTAACTGCAAGTGATATTGTACCAGAAGAAGTTATTGGACTTCCTGTTACTGTAAATTCTGAAGATCCTGAATCAGCTACTGCTACAGATGTTACTGTACCACCTGAGCTTGGGAATACTTGTGTATATGAAATAGAACTAGAACCAAGTGTAGCACTTGTGTCTGTAGTACATAAAAATAAATCATCAGCATGAGTAGTACCTTCTGATACTAAAATTAACTGTCCAGCAATTTCTGATATTATATCAAATTCTGTATCTCTTGAAGCAGCTCCTGAAGCTACAACAATATATAAACCATTTTGAGATGCAGTAGATTGATCTTTTAATAAAACTCTATTTCCTGTTACTAATGTAACACCATCTAAAGTATCACCATTTTCTAATCCTGTAGAAATATTAACATTTGCAGTAGAAGCAACTCTAGCAATAACTCTTGTTCTAAGACCAGTAACTAAATTATCAACATAATTTTTAGTAGCAGCTTCAGAAGAAGATGACGGATCACCTAATCCTGTAATTGTTCCACCAGTTAAAGCTACGTTGTTAGCATTTTGAGTTGCTATAGTTCCTAATCCTAATGTTGTTCTTTGAGTAGATGCATCAGCATCATCAAGTAATGCTTTACCAGCAGTTGTTAAATCAAATACTGCAGCTGTTCCTGATCCTGTAAATTGAATACCTTTGTCAGCGGCAGAAGTTAATCCAGCGATTGCTGCAAGTTCAGCATCATATGCTTGTACGTTTGTACCAATAGCTAAACCTAAATTAGTTCTAGCAGTAGATGTAGAAGATACATCAGATAAATTATTTGAAGCTGTAAGTTTAGTTCCAAGTTGCGTTTGAATAGCACTTGTTACTCCTGATACATAACCTAGTTCAGTATCTGTAACTGTTGATACAGCAATCTTTCCAGATGAATTAGATATAGCAGCTCTACTAGCAGTTAAGTCAGAAGTTACTACGGTTGTAGCAGCACCTGTTATTGTAGCTTGTTTAGCATCTATTTGTGTTTGTATTGCAGATGTAACTCCATCAAGATATGAAAATTCTAAATTAGATACTGCACCACCGCCAATTTTAGTTGCGTCAATTGCAGCTGCTGCTGCGACTTTAGCATTAGTAATAACTAGTTCTGGTATTGAATCTCCAGTTTTAGATAATGCAGCAACATAAATAACTACTGCTTCGTTAGCTAATGAACCACTATCCCATGTTACTGTTACAGTTGTATTAGTTGAAAATGTAGTTGCACTTATTGTTCCATAGATAGTTCCTGGAGTTGTAGCTATTGCTTTAACTCTACGACCTACATGATAAAAACTTGTAACATCTACACCAGCTACTGTGAATGAAGTTGCTGAAGCATAAGTAATAGTAAATCCATTATCTCCATCTCCATAAATAACCCATTGAGAATCGTTATACCATTCTCTAATTTCTGCAGCTAATCCTCTAAAAGCATTATTAATATTAGAAGGTAACATTCCTTCTGCAACACTAATTGAACCTATTGTAGTATTACTTGATGCTGTTGTGCTGTAATCTTTAATTCCTGCCATATTAATCTCCTATGAACCATGAGAAAACTTTATCGTTTTCTGTATTGAATTTGTTTATATATGTATTTACCGCTTCTTCAAGTTGTCTTTGAAAGTATTCTTGCGTCTCAAATGAATACCTAACATTATCTATATCTTTTTCAACAACTTCTACCATTATCTATATCCTGCTCTACTTGCTACAAGATCTATACCTTGAGCATGATTCCAATTTGTTCCTGATGCTATCTTAACATTAGCTCTAACATATCTTCCTGATTGTCTTACAGGATTAATACCACTATTGGTCATAGTAGAACTTGAAGATTCTGTTTCTGTATCTGCAAGACGTTCTCTTGTTTTAACCGTAACTGTTGCTGTCGCATCTACAATGGGTCTAACACCAGTAATATTTGCTCTTGTTCCTGGAAATACTTCTTGCTCTGATGTTTCTATTTCAAATTCTAATTGATTACCAGAAAAGATTGCTGCTTTATAATCATTAGTAATACCACCTAAATATAACTGTCCACCAGACCAGAAATCTGAGTCTAATGCAATATTAATATCTTCTAAGTTTTGAGATATAATATCCATTAATTCAACAGTATAAGCTCCAACAAATTGTGAAAATATTTGGCTAGCATTAGCTTCTGCTAAAGACCATTTTTGAGTTGCGTAATTATAAATTAAAATTCTATCACAAATACCAGTTGTGTTATTTGTATTGTTTGCAGATGGGTATAACCACATCGCTAATTGATTAAATGGATCAACAGCTGCAACTATTCTATCTGTAAATGCTTTATTTAAATTACCGTCAAAAAATCTATTAACTTTTTCAGCGCCGATTGCTATAATGTTATCTCCGTCTATTTGATAAAATCCATCATCAGCATAAAAGAATACTCTTCTATTATCTTGACAAATAGTTTTTCCATAAACTGCACCTCTGTTTGGAGAGATAACTGATAATCTAAATACAGTTGCTCCACCTACAAAGTCCATACGAATAATTTGGTTTTGTCTAAATACATAACCAATTTCGCCTGATGTAATTCCAACAACTCTTCCACCTGATCCTGGTAAATCTTGAAAGTCTGCTGATTTTGAACCTTCTGTCCAAGTTGAAATATCATTTATTCCAGACCATTGAATTCTATTTGTTGCTCCGGATATATTTCCTGTAACTAAAAAATCTCTAATAACTCCTGATACTCTAAATAATGGTGGACTTCCGTCTGTAGCAATAGTTGATAAATTTGCAAAGTTTGTTGATGTTCCCATTAAATAATATTGAGGGGCATTAACTCCATTGCTTGCTATAACGTAATTTCCAAATTGTGTGAATGTAATAAAATCTGTGTTAGTACCTGATAAAGGAGTACCACCAGTAAAGTTTGTAGTTGTTAATCTTACGGTATCAGTAGAAACAGTTGTTAAATTATCTCTGCCTACAGCACCTCTTGTTACTGTAACGACTGCACCAACTACAGTTGCAGAAAAATCTGCATGAGCATCAATAGTATTTTTTAAATTTGTAGCTGTAGTATTATTATCTGTTTGAACTTGAAATTCTAATGCACCAGGAGAACCAAGAGTAGAAGTAAATACTACTGACGTTCCATTATTTTTAGTTAAAGTAATTGTTTTGCCAGCAGTTATATTTGCATAATCAGAAACTGTAATTGTGCAAGTTGCGAATGAATTGTTTAAAAGAAATCCTGATGCGCCTACATCAGTAAATGCACCTGAGGTTAATTGGTAAATAGTATCGTTAGTTGCAATAAAATTAAAAACAGTATTAGTATTGT